AGCCCGACGTGAGCGTGGTATAGCCGGTCGCGGGAATGCCTGGCGAGCCAGGAGCGCCAATCACCAGCAGCGGCGGATAAACGTAGTTGGAGCCGCCAAGGACCACGGTTGCCGTCGTGCTGACGACTTGACCCATGATCGCGACCCAGGAGCTTGACCCAGCCGCCGCCGTGATCGTCGGCGCCGAGGTGTAGCCCGTGCCGGCATTCGACAGCACCGCGGCAACCGGGCAACCCGTCTGGTTGGCGATGCGGTAGTTTCCGCCGTCCGAGTCCACCTGAACAAAGTTGCCCTCGAAGCCGTCGTTGGCAATCGGGCGCCACACCGTCATCACCGGATCGTAGACCTGAATGCTCGAGTACGGCCCGTGCGCGATGTTGAAGTAGCCGGGCGGGATGTACATCACCTCGCCGGCCTGAAGCGTGAAGTTGTTGGTGCCTAGCTGATTCAGCGGGAGCGTAATGCCTACGCCACCATAACGATTTGGCATGTCGGGGTTCCCTTAGACCAGTGGAGCGCCAGCGAAGGCGGTAGCAGAGGCGATTGCCGGCGGCGGCGGCGGTCCGCCCACCCAGCCAGGAGACTGGAGGCCGGTGAAGTGCGCACCCGAAGACGGCTTCATGCAGCACATGTTGAGCGCGGCAACGAGGACGCCGATCGAGGCCAACTGCCCTTGCGGAATCATAGATTCAAAGCCAGTAAAATACATCTGCAACGAAGGGTGCATGAACATCGCGAGATAGCGCGAGTTGATCATGTACATCTCACCGACCGGACAGAATGGGTCCGAGAAAATCGGCGTGTCGAGCACCCGGATCGCGCGGAAGCCGGCGTTCACCACATCACCCCGGCCATAGCGGCTGCGCGGATCGGTGTTGAAAATCTCGGCGCCCATGAAGTCGGCCATCAGCGTGGCCCAGTTCACCGGGTTCATGATAATGAAGTCGGGTGACTCGCCGCCCGCGCCCGTCTGAACCTTCACCAGGGCCTGAGCGATGCCCAGGCGGTTCGATATCGTCGCCGAGTTCGGGTAAAACTGACCCTGCCAGTAGCCGTTGGTACGGGCGATGCCCCCATACGTCGCGGTGTTTGTGCCGTTATCGTATGCGCCAACTAGAGAATCTAGAGCTAGAGTATTCTGAGTATATGAATACAGAGAAGTAGCAAGCGACTGCTTCATAACGACTGCGGCGTCCGATGTCACCGCCCGAAGCTTGGGAATAACGACTTCAGAAGACTGGATTATACTCTCAAACCCGAAGAAGCCGATCGGAACCATGCCGGCCTTGAGGTTGAACTGAGCGTTGTTCAGTGCGACCTGATCCTGCGGGATCTGAAAGTCACCGCCGAAGCCGCCCCACTGGAACGACACGAAGCTCGATCCCTGAACCGGGAAGGTGATCTGCCCGACACCGCCCATGGCCGCTTGGGTATTCGCCAGCAGCAGCGACAGCAGCGGATGCGCCTGGTAGACCTGCACGAACACGGTCGGGATGATCGCCCGGCGCGTGATGTAGGAAAGCTGCTGGCCGGTTAGACCGCCAGGAACCATGCCGCCACTGCTGGGGCCGGTAAATTGGGTTATTGAACCTGACATCTACCGGGTTCTCCTAAGCGCCACCGAGACGGGTGAATTCTGGGTCACGGACGATCGAGCGCAGCTCGGCGGTGAGCCACTGATCGGGGCTTTTGTGCAAAGCCGCCCACGTCTCGTCCTTCGAGGCGGTGCCGAACGGATCAACCGTGCTTGGCAGGTAGTCATATCCAGCGGCGGGTGCCGGCTTGGGCACGCTCTCGGCCACCCACGCGGCGGCAGCCTCGACATCCGGATTGTTGTTCGCGCGCATGCGGTCCATGACGCGCTGCATCGCGTCGTCCGACAGCCCGCGCTTGGATTTCACAGCCTCCATGCGAGCCAGCAGCTCATCTTCGTGCCGCTTGGTCTCCCGCTTGGCCTCGGCGGCCTCACGGGCGTTCCACTTTTCCTCCAGCGCAGCCACGCGGGCGCGCTCTTTCTCCAGCTCACCCATCACCGGGCCAAGAACGGCCTCGCGCTGCTGGCGATAGGGAAATTCAGCCTGCGGGTTGAGTGTCTGGATCAGCTTCTCAGCTTCCGGCGCCGTGCGCGGATCACCGAGAAGTTGATTGAGCAACTGAACGCTCTGCTGGGCGATCTGTGCCGGGGTTCTGGCGTCACTCACCAATTAGGCTTTCGTCGGCGACTTGCCGGTGTGCTCGATCGAACCGACGCCAGACTTGAAGCCGGGCATGGACGCCGCGTTAGCGCCGATGTCCATCATCGTGAACGGAACGCGCTTCATCAGCGGATCGTCCATGTTGATCGTCGTCACGTACGGAGCGAACGGGCTAGATCCGCCGCCTGGGGCGTTGCTGGTATTGGAACTCGCCATGGGTGTTCTCCTACATTCCGGGTGGTGGAGCGCCGCCGGGCGGCGCCATCGCGGGGCCGGCGTTGGGTGGAGCTGGCATTGGGCCGCCGGGCTGGCCGCCCTGCTGACGCATCTGCATCAGGTGCTGAACAAGCATCTGGGCTTGTTCCTGCTTGGAGGCGACATCGCGGAATTCGCCGACCAGCTTCGTCAGATCGGTGGCGATCTTGAGCACCTTCTGGTGCATGTCAGACCCCATCGGCACGGACGGGATCGCCTTGCCGATCAGATCAGCGGCCTGCGTCAACTTGACCAGCGCCTCTTTGGAATTGCCGGGATTGTTCTGCGGGATGGTATGCGGGCCAACATTGGCCGGCGGAGCGCCTGGCATACCCTGACCACCGGGCGCGGGCATGCCGGGAGGTAACCCCCCGCCAGGTACGCCCATCGGCATCGGTGCCAAACCCACTCAAACCTCCAGAGAAGTGGCGCCGCTGCTGGCGGCGCCAGCTTCGATCACCGCTTGTGTTTGCGGCCGCGCCGAAAACGAATCATAGGGTTTCTCCTTCAAAGCACCCCCAGAGCTACCCACGGGGGATCTCAGGGCCTGAGACACGCGACTCTTAACCTATGGAAACGATGAAGGTCAAGGAACGTCAGCAGTACTGACCTAATTTGCGGAAAAGAACAAACAACGCACAACGAACGAGCTCGATTGTGTCTGGAAATTCCTTGACGTTGGGATTGTGCAAGTCAATTCTGATCTGCCAGAACGGCGAACCAGAACAGGAAACAATTTCTATGACAGCCAAACCGAGCGTGCCGACCCCAACGCCCACCAGCGGCGAGTTCTACGTCTTCAACTCCTTCGGCGGCGAGGCCGAGGACGCTGGAACGCCCTACTCGGGGCCGGTTGCGAGCATTCAGTCCGAGCTGGACCTGGGCGGGGCCGTCACAACGCAGGCCGGGGCGGCAGCCGAGCTGGCATCCGGACCGGGGCCTGGCTTTGCCGCCGGACAAAGCACGCTGGATGTGTCGTCAGCGGCGACAACGCCGGATGTGTTCATTCTGGCGGGCGGCGGCTTCGATTTGTGCTCGATCAACACCTCAGCGGGCGGCGGCAACAACATCCTGGACGCTGGGGCGGGGTCCGACTTCCTCACCGGCGGCTCGGGCGACAACCAGTTTTACCTCGACGCCCGCTCGCTGGTTCTGAACCAGTGGGACACCATTTCGGACGGGCACGCCGGCGACGGCATCACCTGCTGGGGCGTCACACCGCAGGATTTCGCCCTGACATGGCTCAATGGCCAGGGCGCGTCCGGCTATACGGGCCTGACCGGGGTTTTCACCGCCTTCGGGAAGCCAGAAGTCGGGGTGACGCTGTCCGGATACACCACCGCCGACCTGTCGAATGGCCGGCTGTCTGTGTCATACGGAAGCACGCCGACCACGAACGGGATTGCGGGGGCAGATTACTTCCACGTTAGCGTCGTCGCGTGATATAGGCGCCCCCGCTGGGCTGGTTATTCTCAAGTGGTTCAGAGAGCGGCGGAAGCGCCGTGCGTGTGGGTTCGAGTCCCACACCAGCCCGGCGGCCCGGCCATGCCCGTTACTTCTTATGATGCTTTTCAAGCAGCTCCGGGTGCGCCTGCAACAACGCAGCGGTCTCGATTTCCTTCCGCTCAGCATCCTCGACCAGCTCATCCTGCATCGGTGCGCCGATGATCTGAGCAACCCGCTTCGGTGAAGCGGCGCCGATTTTAGCCAAGGCGAACGCCAGCTCCCTGATGTCGTGCGAGAACGCCGGGCTGGACGAATGGCTGTCCACGCTGACTTTCGTGTTGTCCAACATGTTTGAGTAAGTGAACGTTATCGGCTGCATGCCCTTGACCGGCGGCTCAAGGGACGGGTCCGGCTCGATGTCCGTTTGAATGGACTGCTCGTTCGGCATCACCCATGCCGTCAGCCGCTGACTGCTCTTGGCGCGCAAGAGGTCGAAAATCACCCCGCCCGCGCACTCAACAGAACGCTCTATTTTAAGGGCCGCATCTAAGTGCCGTGCCGCACCCTGCCGCACCAAGGTGTCTGACTGCCCCTGGCTGCGTACCGACCCCTCGCCTTCTCCCCGCATGATCGGGGGGAACCCACCGATGGTGTCGAACATTCCATTGATCTCGGCGAACGATTTCCAGATGTCGGGCGGCACCTGATCGGCAAGCTTCTCGACTTTCGCGCTGGGGTTGCCGTCTGTGAAATATCCGCCCGGCTTGTTCAGCTTGGCATAGGCGTTCTGGTTGATCGACGTGCTGCCGGTGAAGAACCGGGCCGGGTCTTCCTGCATCCGCAGCATCCGGTTGATGCCGTCAATGCGGTTGTTCAGGGATCGCTGGAGCAGGGCCACGAGGCTAACGAAGCTCACCCCCCAGAAATAGCCGTCCAGCGGCAGGGCGCAGTATTCAACGAAGCCGTGCTGGCCCCTCAGCGGGTTGTCCTCGTTGTAAACCCCCCGCTGGGTGTCAGACCCCTGGGCGAAGGCGTTGAACAGGACATCTTCGCCAAACACGATCTGCTCGCCGAGCATGGTGACCGTTGCCCAGTCATCCTGGGCGTTGTTCCACATCCAGACTTCCTCCAGCGGCACGAGCTGGTCGACAACGGCGGACTGCATCGCCGGCTGGGGGGCGAACAGGTGGGTTACGGTGCCGCCGCCGGTGGCCGGCGAGCTGCCGCCCGCCTGGAACGGGTAAAGGCCGCCAACGATAATCTGTTTGAGCGTGCCGTTGTTGTCCTCCCCGCCGCGGTTTTTCGTCTGGAGGTTGTCGGCTGCCTTCATCAGCGCCGCCTGCTTGGCCGGCGGCAGTCCGGAAATGATCTGGCGAAACCGGCTGCGCGTCGGGAACGTCGAGTGAATGAACGCTTCCTGGCGGGCCAGGCTGGAGACGTTCTCATTGTAGACGCCAAATGATTCGGGCTGGATCAGCCAGCTCTCGAAGCCGCCCCGCGACCACAGAAGCTGCTGTATCGTCTTCCCCTTGACCAGGGACCAGAGGACGATGTCGCTGATATTGTCGTCGATGTTGTTGTTGATGACGTGTTGGAGCAGCCCGGCCGCCGCAGCCGAGCCCTTGGCGCGCTCGGCTGGGCTGACCTGCCCGAAATACTCACATTTGAAGCGCAGACCTATCGGGCTGTAGAGAATGGCCAGGACATCGCGGATGAAGTCCTGTGTTCGCAGAAATGTCTGCGGAACGCCGTTCTCGTCGCCGGTCAGGAACAGATTTCTGAACGCCAAGCCCCGCTGAATGCGCTCCGAACGCGACTGCGAGCACGCGCGGATGATCTCGGAGACGAATTCGGCCCGCTCATTCGGGTTCGATGGGATTCTCATGGTGTGAAATCATACCACGCCAAAATGCAGCCGCCGCACGGGTAAATCACTTTACAAACTCTCCGGTATTCATAATATACGGTCATACGGAAGTTGGCGCTTCCGTATGACCTAACCTCAACCAAGGGTCTGACCCATGGCCAAGGCTGCGGCGGTTAATAAACCGCCTCTCGTAATGCCGCTATTCGATCTTCGTGATATGCAGATCACCCTTATCGGCGATGCCCCACTCATCTGTCATAGCTGGTCAGAGAAGGCCAAAAAGGAAATGCTTGACAAGCAGATGAAGCGGGCAAAGGCAGCAAAGGATGCAAAATCCCCGGAAACGGATTTCCTGGACAGTCTTTACCCCTACCCCGGCGGTGGTTGGGGATTCCCCACAATCGCTTTCAAAGCGGCAGCGGTTGATGCGTGCTCTCATGTTGACGGAATCACCAAAGTCGAGGCACGCGGCGCCTTTCACATTGTCGGAGAGCTGGTCAAACTAGAAGGCGAACCTCGCCCGCGCGAAGACATGGTTCGGATCGGCATGGGAACCGCCGACATCAGATTTCGTGGCGAATTCAACCCATGGAGGACGACATTGCGCATACGGCACAACGCTGGCGTACTTTCTGCCGAACAAATCACCCACTTGTTTACCATTGCGGGATTTGCAATCGGAGTTGGCGAATGGCGTCCCCAGAGAGACGGCATGTATGGGCTTTTCCACGTAAAAAGCACAGGAGACGTTTGATGGCACGCAAACCGACCTATTCCTTTAAGGAAGGATTTTATAAATCGATCCCCGCGCAGGTGGCGGGAGAAGAGATTGAGCGTATCCGCAAAGAGTGTGGAGAGTTCTTTCAACCAGAAACCATCGTGGACGCGGCGCGTCCAGAAGACGCGCCGCTGCATCCGGCATTTGAATGGAACGATGACGTTGCCGCCGAGGAATACCGCAAAGAACAAGCCAGAAAGCTCATCAACCATATCATTATAATTGAGCCAGGGAAGCCGTCAGACGAATGCTTCAGGGCGTTTGTATCTGTGCAAATAGATGCCGGGCATCGCTACACATCAGCAAAATACTCGGCCAACGTCCCGGAGTTGAGGCGATCCATCATCGATCAGTATTTAAATTCTATAGAAGCCCTCCGAGTTAACCTAGCCAGATACACCGAACTGGCCGAAGCAACCGAGGCCCTGCAAACCGCGTCGAAAAAGCTTCGGTCGAAGCGGCTTGAATTGGCCTGATCGGGGCGAGGCGGGGCAAGGCAAGGCAAGGCAAGGCGGGGCTAGGCATGGCAGGCAAGGCGCGGCGGGGCCAGGCATGGCTAGGCATGGCTAGGCATGGCAGGCAAGGCAGGCATGGCAGGCAAGGCGGGGCAGGCATGGCCAGGCAAGGCATGGCGGGGCAGGCTAACCCTTTCTGGAAAACGGTGCTGGATCATCGGCAATGACGCGATGATTCGGCACCGGACTGCGAGCACGCGCGGATGATCTCGGAGACGAATTCGGCCCGCTCATTCGGGTTCGATGGGATTCTCATGGTGTGAAATCATACCACACCACGAGATTTCGGGCAGTAACGGGTACTACTCCGCGATTACTGTGTGCGCGGGGATCGGCGACGAACCCGCCGGCCGGTGCCTCAAAATCGGCTCGATCAGTGAGCCGGCGTCGGCTTTGAACTGCGCGGCGGGCGCTCCGGCGTCCGTCGCGCGCTGCCCGTAAATCGGTGACAAATCCACCTTGGCGGATCGCGTCTTCGGCTTCTGTGCGCCGCCCCAGAAGCCATCGGCCTGGGCTTGGAGATGGGCCGGCAGCTTGGGCGCGGTGCTCTCACCGCCGCGATAGATCGCACCGGGACGCGAATGATCCTGGATGTCCGTCATCTGATGATCGGCCATCGCGATTTCCATGGACCGATCATAGGCAGAGACTTGCACATTGGCACCCGTGACAGCCGGCGCCTTGCCGCCGGCCACGTCCATCGGAATGTCCGGCACAAACGACGGCTTGGCCTTGCCGCCGCACGACTTCTTCGGGCAGCGCGGCGTCTTCACCTTGGCCGGGTCATCCGTGACACGCACCACATGGAACCGCGTGGCGCACGCCCTGCACCTGAACCAGTGCTGGTAGCGAGGGCGATCGGTCAAAGCACCATGCCGGGATACAGATACCCTTCCGGCAGGCGCCAGCCGGTTGGCTCGCCGCCGATTTCCTCGCGCGACACCGGATCGGACCAGAACCCAACCGGCTTCCAGCCCCGGTCAATGCGCCGGCGGGTGACCCGGTAGCGTGCGTAAATCGGCTTGTCCGGAATGTGCGTGGTGTAGTGCAGCTCAACCAGCGTGCCGTCGCGCGGCGCCGTCGCTATATCCAGCCACGACACATCAGGCGCAGGCGGAGCCTTTGCCACTGGCGTTTCCACCATGGGAGCGGCCATCTCGCCCTCGATCGTAGCATGATCATGTTTCCTCGGTGGCATTGGCTTCCCTCCAGCGGGCTACCATGTCCCGCGCGCTGACGATGCCTACCGGCAGGGTCTGATCCTGCACAACGTAAATCCCCTCGGGGTCATCCATCAACTGAATCAGCGCGAAGCTCAGGTCCGGATGCGATACGTAACGATCCCCCACCGGACTGGCCCAGGCCGGGCGCACGTGATTGACCGGCATTCTCTTGATCATAACCCAGCCACCCCTGAAATTCCCCCGCCCGCTCGCGAACCAGCAGGTCCGGACAGCGGTGCAACAGCAGCGAAAGCGCTGTCGTCGACAGATAGTTCATGCGGATCATCGCGCCTGGTTTGAATCCTCATCGCGAGAGGCGAAATACGCCTCGACATCCTTCTGAAACCCCGGCTTGTTGCCGCAAAGCTCAACAACGCCGTCAAGGTTGCGCCGGATATCGGTGACCGGATTGTATTTCCACTTTCGCAATATATCCCACCGCGACACGTAGCCCCGCTTCGCCTTGGCCCCATGGAAAGTGTGCTCTATGACCGAGGCGGGCAGATACCCAATGCGCTCCCCGATGAAATGCCGCCCCCTGGCCTGCCACGAAAGCTGCGAGGCGGTGAATTCGGGGCTGATATCCGCCGGGAATGTCTCTGTCACCCGGCCCAGAAGACCAAGGCTCATATTGTGATCCGCTGAACCGAGGATGGCGGCATCATACAGCCCGCCGACCCGCTCGACAATTTCCCTTCTGACGGCCCAGCAGTAGCCGGGGTGGCCAAAGGTGTAGCCCTTGCGCCAGGTGGGGAAGATCGGACGGCCCTGAACGAACAGGGCCGCGAAGCTGGTGTGAACATCCAGAATTTCACCACGCGGCCCAAGGTCGAGCGCTGTTTCCCACGGCTGAATCACGCTGTACTGCTGGAGAGCGTGAATAATGTCCAGCGGCCACGTCGGACACCGGAACATGACATCAGCATCGATCCAGGCGATATATGCCGCGTGCCGCGGCAGCCGGGACAGGCCGATGTTAATCAGGCTCTCCTTGTGGAAGCAGATCGTGGTGTGCCTCACCCCGACAAAATTGATGCGCGGGTCAATGTGCTCAAAGTCAAATGCCCGATCGCCAAGGGCGCACTCAACCAGGGTGAGACTGACACCGGCCGCAAGCTGCTGCTCGCAGAACGCCTTGGTCAAACGGATGCGGGAGGCAAATCGCAGCGGGTTGGAGACGACAGCCACAACATGAAGCTGTGACGCCACAAATGACATCGCGGGCGATCCTTCGGCCGGATTTGACGGGAAGCAACTCGCACAATGTTATATTGCAAGCGCACAACCGCGGCAACGCCCATAAAGAGTTTCACCAGACCGGAGCATGACATTGCCGATGATCCCCCTTCTCATCCACCTGCTGATCGTTTTTCTCGTCCTCGGACTGGTCTACTGGATCGTTGTCACCATTACCAACGCGATCCCCGGCGTGCCGGCGGTTTTCCGCCAGGTAGCCCTGGTCGTGTTCCTGATCATCCTGTTGCTGGTGGTGCTACAGGAAATCCTGCCGCTGGCCGGGCTGCGGTGGGGCGGCTACTGACCGCCGACATGCCTGACGGCTTCAGAGCAGGCCCCTCTTTTCCATGAAGGTGCGGGGCGGCGGGGCGTCCATTTCCTGATCCGCGGCGACCATGATGTTGTAGATCCGCCGGTTGAGCGCATCGGCGATCGGCGACAACTCGCCGCTTTCCTTCGCCCGCGCGGACTGGTACGTGATGCCCTGGGCTATCAGGCCGCCGCGGACGTTCTCGACCCATGTCGAGTTGGCCAGCGCCAGGGCGAACGTGCGGTCATCGCGCAGCCTGCCCGGCGCTGACGCGCCGATGTCGATCTTGCTGTGATCGTCAACGACATCAGCCATTTCCTCCAGCAGCGGGATGGATCTGATCTCCAGCAGGCCGGTGACAAAGGCATCCCGCAGGATGTTCATCGTGTGGTACTTGATCCGCTGGCTGACCACCGTGTTGTACTGATAGCCGGGGCCGGGGCTGTCTATCCGCCTGTACAGATACCAGCTTGCCGCGCCGAGAAAGTCATCAAAATCGAAGTTGCTGGGCGGGGCATTCTCGGAACGCTTGGGCCGCGAGGGATCGTCCTCCCTCTTGCGCTGGATTTCCCGCTCGGCCGCCTGGCGGATTTCGGTCTGGTAAAGTTCCGAACGCATGCGCGTGCGCAGATCATCGAAGCTTTGCATCACCGCAGTTCCGATGCCGCCCGTCAGATCGATGTTGATCCGACAGTTTTTGTATTGCCCGGCGAGGTAAGCCAAAATCCAGGCGCAATGGCGAGTCTCGGGGATGCCATCAGCCCACTCGGCAACCTGAACCATCTTGTCCGCGAAGACACGCCAGACCGACACACAGTTGCCCGTGACGAAACCATAACCCCGCCGGCGCGCTACAAACGCCCCGGTCGGGACCGTCACGCACCAAACCGGTCCGGCATAGTGCTCAAGACCCTGAAATTCTATCCGCCGATGATCTCTTTTTGATAAATGTATAATCCATTGTAAATTTCCGGACGACGGGTCAATCTGAGACCCCTTGGTGGCGCTCCAGCCACAACGTATTGCAAGTTCCTGGACATCATCAGCAAGACCTTCGCCCGCACCCGGACAAACCTTTGACCAAACCGCATCGCGCGTTGCCCAACTGCCGTCACCTTCCAAGATCCCAGTGAAAAGCGCATCCGCTTGCTGTTGAGACGTTTCAGTCAGAAGACTGCGAGGTATGCGACGATCTTTTTTTAAGCAAACCTGGCCCGGCAGCCAGCGCATAAATTGCGCTGCCACCCTGCTGCCGATGCGAATGGTTATTTTCTCTGTTCCCGCTTCAGTCTCAGGGGTTTTGATTATCGAAGCGTCGGGCGCCAGCCTGGAAAACACCTCCTCCATCGCCGCAGAAATATTAATGCCTGCCTTGTTCGTCACTCTTGCTTGCGCAAGCACAATGTATGGTCGCACATGCTTTTGGCTTTCCCTTGGACCGCCAATTACCGGCTCAGACTGAGCAATGAAGCCATCACTCAGTATCCACCCCAGGGCTCTGCACATGTCCAACGTCAGGCCTTGAATGCCTTGGCCACAAGGCGCACGAGAAGACGGGACGTGAATGAACGCCCGCCCAGACTGCGCAAGCTCTTCAGCCGTGCAAACCGTCCAGCCTGTGATTTTTGTGTATCTGTAGCCATGCTTATAGCGATGAACCATGCGATGGTCAGCAGTGGCCAAAATATCCACGCCGCGGCCCGCAAAACGATAAAGAGGTTCGTCTACATTCCGGCGGATTACGCGCTGGACCGGGCCGTACGCGTAGCTGCCGGTGTCGCAATCAAAGCAAACCGCCTCATCCCCAACGACAACCTCATCGTGACGCTTCCAGCCTGCCTTGGTCAGAATTTCGGTCTCTTGGTCCAGACAGTGATGATTGGATAGCTCACTGCGTCCCCCCGCCGGATCGCAGCCAATGACATAGACGCCTTCCGGGTTCGGGTATTCCCACACGCGCAGCTTGATCCGCTCTGTCCGGATATCCTGTGTCAGCGCCTCCACCCGGCAGAGGTGGTATTCGTCGGCAAGGTAGAATTCGTACGCCTTGTAGCCAAAGCCGCCGTCCTCGACGCCGCCAACGGGGGCGGAGCGGATTTCATCGATGCGGGCCTGGACGCGCTTGGGGCCGAAGAAGCTGACGCCGCTTTGCACGAACGCTTCATCAGCCGTGTAGGGCTGATTCTGCGCCATGTCCGTTTCGCCCGAATTGGGGCGCGTCATCTCCATGCGATACCAGGCCAGTTGCTCCATGCTGATATCGAAGTCGTAGAGCCGCTTGACCGCTACTATCCGCTCGGTTTCCTCCGGCGTCGGCGGAGCGGTGCCGAACCTCTTGAACCGGCGATCGGTCTGCGGGATGCGCTGGAGGTCGTGCGACCACCAGCCGACGAAGATGCAGCGAGACGAATGCTCATCCGCCATCGCCGCCTCCCACATGTCGCGCCAGTGGTTGTTGCCGTGAGCCGTGGATTCAAAGATGTAGAGCGCGCGGGGATTTTCCGGCGCCATGGAGTGCCGGAAGGACGATATGCCTTCCTCCCTGCCGTACGAAGCCGTTTCGGTGAGGTGTCCAACGACATAGCCCTCACCCTCGCCCCAGGCCGACTTGTTGCCGGCGGTGAGCATGTCGAGGCGGGACTTGTTGGAAAAGGTGAAGCCAAACTGGTTGTCCTTCGCCCCGTATTTCTTGTCCAATGAGAACGATTTTCCCATGAACTTTGACAGGGAGTTGACATAGTTGCGCACCGTCTCGCGGTTCTTGGCGTAGTTCTTCGGGCCGTCCGAAACGAGGCAGGCGATGGTGTTGGGGTGATAGGCGAGCCAGAACAGGATGATGGCGATGGTGATCGTCGTCACCCCGAGCTGGCGGGATTTCAGAATGTAGAAGACGTGGATGTCATCTTCCAGGCCCTGACAAATCTGCTCCAGAACCCGGCTTTGAGAGGTCCACAGAGTGAGCGGCACGCCAGTCCCGTCGATATCCTCCGACGTGTGCTTCGACTGGATTCTGATTTCCTTCAAGTACCTCCGGAATAACTGGAGCCACTTGGGTTGTTTGGGTTTCGTCACGGTCATGCGAGACGTGATACCGCATCACGGGCTGATCCGTCAGCAGGGGATCGCAGTCACGGCACCACGTCTGCATCGTCGCCGGGACGGCGCGGAACCACTCGGCGGTCCCGCACGCGCAACAGACCATCACAGGTCAAGAGCCTTGTAGTCCGCGATCACGCGGTCAAGCACACTGTCCCAGTCGCCGAGCGTCGGCTGGCGGTAGATGCGCATGGACGGATACCAGGGCGTTCTGTCGCCACGCATGCCCCAGCGCCAGCAGCTATCGTAACGATTAAGCAGCCAGGTGGGGACGCCCATGGAGGCGGCCAGATGGGCAACCGCGGTGTCGACGCTGATCACCAGTTTCAGATCGGCGATCTTCTCCGCCGTCTCCAGCCAGTCCTCGGTGTCCAGATCCTCCTGCTGGAGCGAGCGGTGATAGGGGATGGCGTCGAGCAGGCGCTTGGCCACTTCCGGCCACAACGATCGGCGCTGATCCACGGCATTAGCCAGGGGCTCGCTGTAGCGAGCCCCGCCATGCCAGCAGATGCCGACCTTGCCCTTGCCGGGGCGGATATAGAGGCCGCCGCCGAAGTCGACGGGCGGGGGGCACGTCTCCTGGGTGGTGCCGAACAGCAGCGGCAGGGACATCAGGCTCGTCTGTTCATCCCATGGCGGAAGCTGATCGTTCGGCAGCGGACGAACCTGATCTTCCATCTTCGGCGCCACGAATATCTCAGCCGGCAGGCATTTGAACAGCCGTTGCAGACCGCCCTGGGTTTCCAGAATCAGATGCGAGGCAACCTTGGACAACTCCACCGCGTAACGGCAGAACTGGATGCTGTCACCGTAGCCCTGCTCTGAGCGCAGCAGCACCCGCTTGCCACGCAACCCCTCCAGATCGCCCTGGTAGAGCGGCTGGCCACGATACCACCACGGCGCCACGGGCGTCGGCAGGGACCAGCGGTGTTCAAAGCCCCGCCATCCCTCCAGCCAGTTGCCCATGCGCAGATGCGTGGCACCCAGCGCCACCCTGGCGAAGATGTTGTTGGGGTTGAGTTCGAGGGCTTTTTCCTCATGCACGATCGCCCGCTCATCGGAGCCGAAGATGCTGTACTGCACCGCGAGGGAGTGATGGCACTCATCGTTGTTGGGATCGAGGATCACCGCCCGCTCGAAGCAGGTGAATGCTTCCGGATGACGCTGGAGCATGCCATGCGCGGCACCCAGCTTCATCCACTGCACCCCGAAGTTGGGCTGGAGGATAATGCAGCGACGGTAGCACTCCGCCGCCTTCTCGAAAAACCCCAGTTCGTAACTGGCCATGCCAAGGCAGATCCAGGCGTCGGGACTGGAGCGGTCGAGGCTGACGGAGCGTTGCAGGTAGTCATGCGCTCCCGCCCACTTCTTCTGCCGAAGCTGAATGCGCCCGCGGATCTGACACGCCATGGCCTCGTTGCCCTCGGCCTCGATCGCCGGCAGCAAGTCCTGGGCATCCTCTATGTTGCCGTCGAGAATGCGGTAAAGTGCCAGCTCAACAAGCGGGGTCATCGGAACGCCTCACAAAACAGGTAGACCACGAACACGATAGCGACCGCGATGTAGGTGTAGAGGGCCATGACGAAGACCGCGGCGATGGCGGCCCTGCCAACCCTAATCAGGGCTGGCATCCCGCACCTCATACAACCTGGCGTCCTGGCCGCAAGGCTCCCACTCGAAGCGCATGGTGGAGCACATTTGATGCGAGGGCGAGGCGGACAGCCCGACCACCACATCAATCGAAGGAACGCGCCTCGCCAGTTCATGCCAGCAGCGCGCAAATCTCTGATCATCCAAGGGCGAGCCGGGCGGAAACGGCGGGAACCACTTGCAGTCCTTGCAGAGCTTCATCTTTTCCTCAGAATGAATTCAATGGCCGGCTCGCACATCGTCAGGCACGACTGATCAAACGTGTCGGGCGCGCCGTAGAGGTAGCCCTGGTCCAGCAGCTCAATTTTCAGGCAGTCCACTGAGATAAGGTCCGCGATCAGGCCGGCCAGATCCACGGGACGATCATCCGGACATTCGCTCGGCGATACGCAAAAGCGATGCTTGTGGTCTTCGTTGTGCGGCGATGGCCACTTGCCGTGCTCGTAAAGCTGCCAGTCGGGCACGGTGATAATGATGTGCCCGCCCGGCTTGCAAATGCTTACCCACCTCCTGAGCGCCCGCCACGGGTCTTGCAGATGCTCAAGGCAGTGGCTGGAATGAACGAAGTCGAACGTGTTGTCATCAACCCCCGCCATCACCATGGCATCACCATCCTCCTTGTCCCAGTTCCGGATGCCCATGATGCCTGGGAACAGCGTGGCGTAATGCAGCAGCGGGTCATTCCCGCTGCCGATGTCAATGCCGAAGCCACGAAAGTAGCGCGCGATGAAACGGCTGTCGTGCAGCCGTCTGGCGACGGCCTTCGATGTTTCCTGCCCCATTACAGCCCCCAGAAATGCACCCAGTAGTTGACGGCGAGAAAAAACAGCGGGGGACCGAGGAAAATCAGCAGCAGAAAGCGCAGGAGGGTGACAATGATCATGTGCCGCTCAGTATCATGCGCGGGGGCCATCACAACGTCGCCCAGGCCCAGCCGAAAAACATGAACGCAAACACGCAACAGAGGAACGTCAGGTCATTGCGGAAGGATTGCAGCGTCAGCCACACAAGACCGGGACCGGCAAGGAACCACAAAAGAGCAATGGCCATCACACTCTCCTGACAGTGAACAGTAATTCGTCAACAACGTTGACGTAATGATTTATACAATACTGTATATTCTGTTTGTTCAACCGCTTTTCTTCCCACTCCGGCATCAGCTTGAACTGAAATTCATCCACCTCGAAATCGACATCCGCGTAATCCGCCAGCGGCGTGTTCGGCCAGCCCTTGCTGCGGGCTTCGGCGCAGAACTTTTTGCTGAACAGGCGCAGTGTGTTCAGCGTGACCGGGCGGGTATGGGTTGGATCGCCCCAGAAGCCGTCGCTGGCCGGGTGCGGGGTGGCGATGCGCAGCAGGGCGCCGGGGGTCATGACGCGGTAGAGGTTGCCCATCAGGAACGGCAGGTAGCGGATGTGTTCGAGCACGTGGGTTGCCGCCACCTCGTCGATTTCCCCCTCGTTGAAGGGTAGCGGTTCATGGTCGAGGTCGAGCACCAGATCGGGATTGCAGCGTCCGGAGAGGTCGATATTCACCCAGCCGTCTGCCTGATCCTTTTTGTTGTAGCCGCAGCCGAGGTTAAGTTTCATGTATTGTTGTTTCCATATGTTTGATTGCAGCCTGGGCCATTTGGAGCCAGGTGTCGCGATGGTAGTTACCGATTTTCCTTGGCCCTCTCGGCGCGGGGTATGTGGCATCCGCCATCTCGAATGCCACGGCGGTTTCGCTGGGCGTGCAGCTAATGGCTGTTGCCGCGAGGACGATGGCGAGGGCGGTTACGTCACTGTCCGGCATGGGTGATAAGGCCGAGCTGTTGACGGCTGGCACCAATGGCCCGGCCCGCCGCGCGGTCCCGCTGGGCCTTGCCGGTGGCGTCGTGCAGTTCGTCCACCTTCTTTGCCGGCAGCTTGCCGCCGAGGACGCCTTTGATCACATCATCCACCTTGCCTTGCAGGGCTTCATCGGCGTTTTCCACAGCAAGAGCGCGGGCCACCCTCCAGGCTGCGATAGTCCCCCATAGCCTCTGGATTGTGATGTCGTCATAAAACGGTGTGGTCATATTGAGCGTCCCTGGTTGATGATGACTTCCCATGCAGCGTCAACGCTGGCCTCGGCCAGCTCGGAAAGCGGCTGTTGATTGATGGCATCCAGATTCTTCAGAGCCGCCTCGGCTGCCTCGTAGGCTTCGAGGGGCAGGGTGAATTCGCTGGGGCGGCGGCCGGTGAGGAAGGCATGGAAGGCGCGGGCGCGGTCCATGACACGCTCAAGCCCGCCGTCAAACTTGCTCATCGTCAGTTGCACCGCCTTTTCCAGCGCGCATAAGCGCGCGGCGTAATCTCCAGGCAGCGGATCGGCTGGCGCCTCGGCATAGGACACCGGGGCCGGTGGCGGCTCCTCATCGCTGCCTGGGCTGACAAGGCCGCGGTTGTTCCAGAAGTCACACATCGTCTGGTACACTATCGGTTTCTGACCCATCACCATACTCCATGGCAAAAAGACGCTCGTTCAGTTGCTCCAGCATGCGCTGGCAAAAAGGGTCCCCCATAAGCAGCGGGTTCGGCATCCAGAAGTTCACGTAATCATCGGCTGGGGCGGGTTCCGCATCCCTGGCCTTGCCGGTGGCGTAGCCCATGGCGGCAGCCAGGGCGTTATCTTCTTCCTCCCGCTTGCGCCGGATCTGATCGATCTCACCAGCGGAAAGCCTGTCGACGTGGGCTATGCCATAGGAAAACAAGTCTTCCGTACCGGCATTGCGTATGTCCACCCAGCGCCGGCCGCAGGCGCAAACCCCGTTGGGATAGAACTGGTGACCGGCAACAGTCTCGTGCTTTTGCCACTTCATCAGTTCATCTCCTTCGCCTTGGCCGCCAGGGCGTTGCGCAGCAGCGGGCGGCATTTGGCAGCCAGCATTTCAATCACGTCCATCTTGCGGCAATCCGGCACTGAGAGGTTGAGGATGACATTGCAGACAGCCACCTCCACAATCATCATCTGCTCCGCTGGATCGGTGAAATCCGTCAGGACGTGCAGTGCCAACTCAAGGGCATACCCATTCAGAGCACCTTCGGAATGTTCGGTTTCGTCCGTCACGGCTCACCCTCCAGAAAAGCTTCGAACAGCGCGTCAGCGAAGCGCCCTACCACCGCATCCCGCCTGCCGGGATCGTATTGCGCATTGCGAATGACGTTGACCACAATCGACTTGAGCACAACAAGGGCGAGGTCCGTATCGCATTCGTGCAGCAATGCACTGGCGGTTTCCTCGACTACGTGGTTGATGTAGTCTTGTGCAGTCGTTCCACTGAACGGCATCGGCTACCCTCTGTTGACGTGTTTGTTATCAGCCAACATAGGTGGCGGGTGGCCTACGGAACAATTGTCCCCTTGTTCACGAACACGGCACAATCCTTCACGGCCTGACGCTTCCTCATTGCCTTCAACTCACGATAAACCGCGTACTCCGGAACGCCGGCGGCAATGCACTCGGCCGCACCCGCCCCCTTCATGAGCAGCTTTCTTGCTGCCATCCGCGGCTTCGACAGTGGCCGTCCGACAGGCTTGCCTGTGGGCTTGTACGGCATCAGCGTCCTTTCCGCATGTCCAGCCACGCCTGATACACCAGCGTATGGCTGAACCCCCGTTCAATCACCCGCTGAACCGGCTGGCCCGATGCCAGCAGCTCACGCACGTAAGCCATCTTCGCCCCGCGCTTAGCCACCGGCTTGCTCAGCACATCCTCCAGCCGCCAGCCGCACCTGAGACGACTGCGGGCAATATTCGGGTCAACCGAGAACTCCCGGCACAGATCAACCAGCCGCCGGCGCACACCGTCCAGTTCAACCCAGATCGCATTACTCTGATGCCCCATCATACCTCCACCCGGCCCGGCCCTCCCGCAGCCACTGACACACCGCCTGCCTGCTAACCCCGAACGCCTCGGCCGCAAGCGTGAGCGAGGCAAACCGCCCCTCAGGCGTGAGCACCGCGCGTGAGCGCGGATGCGCCGCACCCTTCACCCGCAGATGATCCCCCAAGCCACGCCCCGCCACAGCCAGCGTAGCGCTGCGCCTGATCACCCCAGCACGGCGAATAGCCGCATCGATCGGGTCAACCTCAACAACCACCCCCTCCAGCGCCTGCGCATGCCACTCAGGCAGCCCCAGATCCCACGCCAGACCACGACGCTGCGCGCTGGCGCGCTCCGCCCGCCACTGCCTGTACCGCCCCAAGGGAATGCCAAGACGGGCGCACTGCAAACGCGCCTGCTGGACAGGTGAAAACCGAGGCGCGCCTTCATCATTTGACAAATCCGATGTCCTGCTCATGAGGCCAGAATACCGGGTTTGCACAATCCATACAGAAAAAAATAAACGGAGAGATGGGGTGGGGACCTTTTCCCTCGCCAGTCAACGTCCCAAAGGGTCGGAACCGCTGCGGAAACCGCTGGCGGGGCGAGGGAGGGGCGAGGGAGGGGGGGCCACCACCCTGGCACCGAGACTGCCACAAGACGGCGTCACTGGCGCCTAGTGTATCTGTAAAGACCGTATAATGGTGATTATGTTAAGTCAGCTATCGTGCAATGTCAACAGCTTAGCTGCTAGCGTTAGCCTGGCTGCACACTCGCACGGGTACCACTCAGGCCTCGCGCGGGTACCACTCAGTCGGTGATATACCCGCTGGAGGGGGGTTTCAACTGGCTGGTGCCGTTCTTCCAGTACGAATTGGCAAGCTTCTCTGACGTTTTGTGGCTAGAATCTATCACATCCGGCGCTTTCGGCTGCATACCCGGCCTATATGTTGGTGGCCTTCCAGGCATCTGGAACGGTCCTATGCAGGTTCTGCATCGCTGTGTGTCGGGGTTCCAGTTTCGCTGCTCAAACTGCACCTGACACTGCCTGCAAGCTGCCGTCCAGACCGGCACTTCGACGCTCTTGCCATCCTTGCGCTGATACCATTCGCGCCTGACACAGACATAAGGCACATCCGATCCGAACCTTTTGTATGTCGCCCCGACCTCAGGCAGCTTTGGCATTGTTCCTCGCGCGCGCAGGAATTGCTGGTGCTGGCGTCATCTTTATTCCCATGCCTTGGTACACACTCGTTGAGAC